TCCAAATACTATTGTACAAAATGGACAAGTAGTTGAATCTTCTGGCGTTATTACTACAGAAATGTGGAATAGTAGTTTTAATTTTGGAACAACTAATCAATTATATAATGTAAGTGATAAGTTACCAGATGGTGCAACATCTTATGAGTATCTTATAGAGACAATAAAAGAAGAAGCAAAGACAGCACCATGGTTATTATCTACAGATAAAGATGGTAACTACGATTATTTAGCAGTTGCTATTGAAGCAGCACAAGAGGGTAGAGTTCCAAGAGATGCTGAACTTATGAATACAACTTGGTATAGAAGTCATACGGCAAAAGAAAGACAAGCAGTTAAATTAAAAGCACAGGATCCTGCACAATATAATGCTAACTTTGAAGCTGAATATGACAAAGTGGTAAGCGATATGATGTTAAATGGTTTTCAAGAATTAGATCCAGATTTAATCAATGTACTTGTATCTAATTCAGTTAATGGTACACCAGGTTATGAAGATTTAAGTTTAATATATGACAAAATTAAAAATCCTAAAATGCCTGGTATGTTACCACCAGAGGTACAAGCAGCTATTAGTGGCGAAGATATAAATGTAATTGTTGCAACACAATCTATAGCTACTGATATAGATGGAATACTTGGTCCAGGTGCATCAGCTAATTTAAATTTAACAGACATTGCGAATGAAAAAGAAGTTAATCCATTATGGTATACAGAAACATACTTACCATCATTAGAAGATTCTTTTATTGCTGCTCATCCACAGTATAAAGGTACAAATGTTAAAAAATATTCTACTGCTGCTCCACAATGGAGATACGAATTTAAAAATATAGTGGGACAGGAAGCTGACGAAACATCTGCAGAGTGGGCAAGATTCATTGCTACTAATGATATTAAAGAAAGAGAAGATATTGCATTTGAAATAGCTGCTGAACTTGGCACACAGACTTATCAAGACAAAGCAGTAGCAGATTTAGAATCAGTATTTGGACAACCTGGACAAAGAGTAACAGGTGGTACTATGTGGAATGCGAGAGTTAAATGATTTTATTTCCATTTTTAAGAAGAGAGTTACCAGAAGAAAGTTTTATAGCTAAGTATTTCCAATCACAAGGAGAACCTGCAATATATGAAGAACCTACTGTTGACAATATAAAAGAATTAGCAGCAGCAGCAGCAAATGATCCATCAGTTATAGCAGCTAAAGCACAAGAAGAAAGGTTAAAAGCTCTAGCTGATGCAGAAGCAGCTAGATTAGCTGCTTTAAATAACAATAATAATAATACAGATGATGATGATGATGGTCCAGGTGGTCCAGGTGGTCCAGGTGGTCCAGTAACAATAACATCTATAAGACAGTACGTTAGTAATGGACGTAGAATGAGACTAACAATTTATTCTGATGGTACATCTGTAGAGGAAGATTTAGGTCCAGCAGATACTGGTGGAAGTCCTCCAGCAGCTCCACAGTTAGGTGAAAATGTAGGAGATCCAGTAGAAAAATTTGATATTGAAGAGTATGCAAGATTAAATTATACGTGGATGGACGAAGAGTTATTACAAACATTCTTGTCTATATATAACACAAATGGTGGAGAAGCAGATGATGCTATACGTGAGTTAAGAACAACAGAAAAATATAAAGAAGAGTTTCCTGGTATTTTTAGAGAAGATGGTAAGACAATTAGGTTAGAGGGTGCAACACCAGAACTACAATATCTAACTAATGTTGAAGCATATAGAAGTTACTTTGCTGATTACAATCTTAATCCTGATTTATTTGAAAATAAAATTGTACAATTATTTGAAAATGATGTAGCGCCAAAAGAAGTAGAAGAAAGATTGTCAACAGCTTATAATTTATTGTTTCCACAGTTTGATGCAGTCAAAACATTTTATGTACAAAACTATCCTAATGTTGCTACTACTGAAGATGATATAACAGACGAAGCTATATTTGCTAGTTTTATAAATGAAGATATAAGTAAAGATATTATAGAAAACAGAGTTAAAATATCACAAATAGGTGGTTCATTTGCAGAACGTGGAGTTGATGTAACATTATCACAAGCACAGAGATTAATTAATGCTGGTGTAAACTCACAACTTGCACAGCAATTAGCAGCAAAAGCAGAAACTAATTTACCAAGACTTAGAAGATTAGCTGCAAAATATAGAGAGAGTCAAGCAGTATTTGGAACTTCAGAATTTTTAGAAGCAGAAGTATTTGCAGATAGTGAAGCTGCATTTTTAAAAGAACAATTAGAATCAGAAGAAGAAGCAACATTTTCTGCAACAGGTACTACTGCTATATCTGATACTGGTGTTACAGGTTTACAAGAACTCTAAGTACGTTTTTTTATAATCACCTAATATCATAAATGTTATAATATATTTGATGGCGTAGGTAGAATCCGCCAGTATATAAATAGATCACCGTGCTGATAGGAATGCCAACGTACCTATCAAGTATCAAATCGTTGCGGTGTTAATGCCTAGTTCTAAGGCGGAATTTTCACTTATAAGTTAGTAACAAATAGAACCACACCTATTAAATCCTACCATTAATAGAGAATGTGCATAAAGGTAGAGAAAAGGTATAGATATGACAGAAGAAGTAAAGGAGACAGAAATAGCAGACGGTAAAGGCGAGGAATCTTTTAGAGATTACACAAAACGCCTAGAAAAAGAAAATAAGGAGCTACGTAGTTATGCTAAAACTAACTTGTTCAAAGAGGTAGGACTTGATCCTACACAAGGAACAGGAAAGATGGCAGCAGATCTTTATAGTGGTAAATTAGATTCTACCGAATTGTCATCATGGTTATCTGAAAATTACGGAATTACAGCAGATCAAAATGTGAATCTAAATGATTCTGTAGCAGCAGATAAAATATTTGATGCAGATGCTAAGTCTCAAGAAATACAACAAAGTTCTGCACCTATAGGAGAAGAGGATCCAGTAGTTTTAATGAATGAAATTATCGAAAAAGGAACTCCACAGGAAGCTATACGAGCGAAGATGTATATGTCTGAGCGATTAAAAAATAATAAATAATTAATATCTAATGTAAATTAGAGGAAAGGAAATGATTTAAATGCCAGCAATATCAGGTGCAAATCCTATAGTAGCTAGTGATGTCGATAACTTTACTGGTGAGCTGTTTAAAATCACACCTACAAGAACACCTCTATTAGCAGCTTCGGGTGGTTTGAATGGTGGAATTGTTACTAACGCAACATTCTTCCAATTTCAAACACAAGATAACGTAACTGTTTCTTCAGTTACACCAGGAGCAGAGGGCGGACAACCTAACTATTCAGGTCAATCCAGATCTTCTGTACAAGGTGTATTGGAAATTTTCCATGAAGCAGTACAAATATCTTTCTCAGCTCAAGCAGCTAGTGGTGAAATTGTACCGTTTGATTTATCAGCAAACTACAAGAACGGAATTGATAAATTAGCACTAGAGGGTACTAACCAGGTAACTGATGAACTTGCTTATCAAATGTCTTTACTATTGGAAACAATAGCTAAGAAAGTTGAATTTCAAGCATTCAATGGTACTTTTAATGATGGCTCCACAGGCGGACAAAATCGTCAAATGAGAGGATTACAAGCACACACTAACCTCACAGGCGGTAACTGGGAATATCACGACACTAACGGAGATGGTTCAGGTACAAACCAAAAACTATCTTTTTCAGCAGTCGCTAATTTGATGAAAACCATGTACAACGCAGGATCGCCAATGAAGAATCCAGTATTATTCTGTTCTCCATCACAATTACTTGATCTAAACAATGAAGTAATTAAGGGAACAGCAGCTTCTGGTTCTACTAATTATGGTATCTTACCAAGAGATCGAAATGTTGGAGGTGTCGATATTGATACACTTGTAACACCATTCGGAACTATTGGTATGGCTCTATCTGATTACTTACCAGCAAACAGATGTTATATCGTTGATTTAGCATTTGTTAAACCAGTATTCTTGAATATTCCAGGATATGGAACAATGTTTGTAAGAGATATAGACCAAGACGATTATGCAAGAATGGCTAAAGCAGTCTACATGGAAATGGGATTCGACTTTGGTCCACAGCAGTATCACGGAGAAATTAAATACGTAGCGTAAGCTACAAATATTACTCACTAAGACCGTTAAACCACCTTAGCGGTCTTGTGAGTATGTTAGAATAAAAAGTAATATGGCAAGAAACGTAACAAAATTAGCAACAATAGCAAGTGGACAAACAGCAAGTGATTCAGTTGATACTGATACACAGTTGTTGTCAGGCATATTGTTTCCATCAGCTATGACAGGATCTACCGTAACATTTAAGTTTTCAACTGACGGTTCAAGTTGGAAAGATGTAAAAGAAACAGACGGATCAGCAGTAAGCTACACAGTTAGCGCTGATGACGTAATAAGAATTGATCCATCAGGATGGGCTTTTGCTTCAAGTGGTTATTTACAAGTAGTATCAGGTAGTTCTGAGGGTGCTGAAAGAAAAATAGTATTAATATTTAGAGTAAGCTAGGTTACTTATGGGTATTCTACTTATGCTTAAAGAGGGCAAGACCTCTATACTTTTAGAATCTGCTGCAATTATTAGCGATAGTTTTGTCAAATCATTTCCAGATTCATTTGAAGCTGATGAAATATTTGATGGAAGATTTGGTATACAAGTTGCAGGTGTAGGAATGTTTGGAGAATAAATGGCAAAAAAAGGATTATACTACAATATAAATAAAAGAAAAAAAGCAGGAACAAGTAGATCAAAAAAGAACTCTACTATTTCACCTAAAGCGTATGCAAATATGAAAGCAGGATTTCCTAAAAAGAAAAAAAAGAAAAAGAAAAAATAATGTCAACGCTTGCTCAATTAATAGATAGAACATACAGGGAATATTTACGTCCTGTAGAAGAGCAGGAACCTTTATCACAATTAGCTTCAGGTATAGATAACTCTGCATCTACAACATCAATAACTTATGTAGATAATTTATGGACACCAGAAGAAGAAGATTTAATTGGTTCTGGTTCTATTTTAGAAATAGGACAAGAGCTAATGATGGTTGAAGATATTAATACAGTAACAAGAACTATAACTGTAGAACGTGCAAGGTTAGGATCAACTATTGATTCTCATAGTGCAAATGCTGATATTATATTAAAACCACGTTATCCAAGAATGAACGTAGCTAATGCTATAGGAGATCAAATTATAGGTTTATATCCTGCATTGTATGCGGTTAAGACTACTACATTAACAACAACTTCAACACAATATGTAGAGGTACCAGCAGATACTAAAAGAATTTTAAAAGCAAGAATAAATAACTCTACAAGTTCTACAACTAATTATGCAGATATTGCTCTTGAATTATTAACAGATTTTACACCAAGTTCTACTAATGCTGCTGTTCAATTTCCTACTGGTCCAACAAGTGGTAAAGAAGTTTACGTTGTATACGCAGCACAATTTACAAGACCAACAGCAGAAGCAAATGATTTAAATACTGTTAGTGGTTTAGATGAGTTTCATGAACAAATAGTCATGGTTGGTGCTGTTGCACAGATGTTGTCTGAATTAGATGTAGATACTACTACACAAAATTTTATTACAGAAAGTTTAGAGATAAGAGGAGTGCCATTAGGTTCTGGTGAAAGAATTAGAAATGCATTACTTAGATATTACGGAGTGCTATTAGACAGAGCTAGAAGAGAACAACGTACCAGGTTTCCTGCTGGTGTTGATCTATACGGCATTAGTTTTACAGGATAATGCCAGTACCTACAAGTGGAGAAGTTACTAGACCTCTAGCATGGGGTTACGAAGCATCTATTAGTGATGGCATTACAGATGTATTATTACGATTAGCAACTGCACCAGGTAGGGAATTTACTTTAACAACTGCACCATTAGCTGCTCAACAAATAAACACTTCACAAACTCCAGAAGAATTTAGATCAGAGTTTGGTCAAAGTTATGGTAGATCAGATTTTTCTGGTGGACAAGGATTAGACCAGGCACACCAGAGAACACAAGGAAAAAATGATTACAAAAGATTTTTTGATAGCAAAGGTGTAGATGTATTTAAATATGCAGGTGAAAAAGGTGAGCAATATAAAATTGAATTATTACATAAAACTACTTTAGCTAGAAGCGATACCGCAACAAATCAAGTTTTAGTTGCTAGTAGTAACACTTTATATGTAGGAGATGGTAATAAAATATACCAATCTACAGACAATGGAACTAACTGGACAGAACTTACACCTGACTCTAGTAATGCATCACGTACAGTAAGAGGTATTGCAATTTATGGTGGAGATTTATATGTTGCTATGAGTGATGGAACTGATGGAACAATTCGTAAATATGATGTATCTACTACAACATGGTCTGATTGGAATACAAATAGCAAACATTACACAGATGTATTTGCTGTAAAAGATTTTATATTTGGTGTAGACGGATCTAATGGTAATTTATTAAATGTAACATCAGGTTCAGGTGCGCCATCTATTGTTAAAGACTTACCTGACAATACAGAGTGGGTAGGTATGACAGATGCAGGAGCTGTAATATTAGCAGCAGCAAGTAATGGTTATGTTTATTCTATTAAAGATGATTCTGGTTTAACTATAAAAGGTCAAACATTTTTTGAGGGAGAAGAATTAACTGACATTATTGAATCTAACGGTATTGTTTTTGTAGGTTCTAAACAAAAAAATCAACAAACAAATGGCTACATAGGAAGATTGTATATGGCTCAAGTTGTTGCAGCAGACAATTTATATATTGTAAGCAACAAACAAGTTATGAAAGAATGGGGAGATGACTCTACAACTGTTGATAGAGGTCCTTTAAAGTTTATAAAAACAAGAGAACAAATATACATGGCAGTTATTGAAGATGCTAATGAAACACATTTGTGGTCTGTATTCCTACCTACATTAGGTATAGCTAGGAATATATATTACAGTAGTGCTAGCAAAGAATGTCAAGGTATTGCTATTGCTAACGATATATTATTTTTTACTTTAAAAGATATTGGCGTGGTTAAAGAAGATACTACAACTTACGTTGATGACGGTTACGTAATATTATCAGCAGCAGATTTTTATACAGCATCTGCAAAACAATGGATAGGTTCAAGAGTTTATACAAATAGTATGACAGGTGGATCAGAAGTAAATACATTTTATTCTACAGAGCTAGAAGATATGACTAATGCATCAAGTTCAGGTTGGGTAAATATAGAGAATATACAAATTAAAGGTGATGGTGATGAAGTACCATTAGTAAATGTATTATCAAGATGGTTAGTAACTAAAATAGTTATAAAATCAGGTAGTGGTGGAGTATACTCTCCATATGTTTATTCATTTTCTGTTCGTGCATTCCCAGAACCAGAGGACGTTATAGTCAAGTTACCAATTAATGTTTCAGATAGAATTGAAAGACCAGGTAAACTTGCAAAAAATATACCAGGCATTGGACAAAAAATATTTAATCAAATACAAAAACTAGAGGGAAAATCTGTAACACTAAACGTTTTTAAACCAGAAGAAACTGTAAGAGGAATTGTAGAAAATGTTACATTGCCAGTATCAGAAATATCTAAACAAGGATCTACTATGGTATTTTGTTTTGTTACTGTAAGAGGTCAATTACAAGAAAGTGATACTTCAGAAATAACTTCTCTTGGCGCTCTCGGAGTTGGTAATTTAGGTATATACGAATTTGGTACTTGATATAATGTACAAGAAAGGATATAAACATAGATAGAGGT